TTTCATTGCTTATTATTTGAAGTAATAAATTACCTTGTTTTTCGGTAATGTATGTATCAGTTTGCATTGCAGTATGTAAACTTTGCAATGTACGGTTATCTCTTGATGAGAACGGCAGAGGGGTTGTCATAGCTTCAAGAAATACAAAATGAAGCAGATTGTCAATTGTGTTCATGTGTTATACACCTAAAGTAGTGACGGGCACTAAGCCCGTCATATTAATTTAAAGGGTTGCGTCTTCCATGCCTGCACATCTTAATCGTATAATATTACTTAATGCATACGATTTTTGATCTAAGGCTTTTGTAATACCCAACCATTGATTTCTTATTAACGCAAATTCATTTATAATTTTTTCATACTCAATTACTTCATCTTCGCCTTCTACATATTTTTCACAATCACGACTGCTTAATGCCCTTGCGTATGTTTCTAAATACTTTCTAAAGTGATAACTCTTTAATCGTTTAAGTTCAATGTTAAGGAACTCTAGGATAGCTTCAATTTCTTGAAGCTGTCCATATCTGTGTTCTACAATGCCTGGCATTGCTGCAGATGCCTTTTCTACGTTTCCTGCTATTTTACATTCTTTTTTGGCATCTGTCAATTCTGATTCAAAGTGCAAAATACCATCTGGTAATCGTGTAATATCCCTAGTAATTGTAGAATACCAACTCATTAGAACTCCAAGTCGTTATAGCCGTCGTCTTCGTCTTCATTATCTTCTAAATAATAATTAATTGCTTGATCTAACGTTGGGTCAATTCCAGTTGCACCTAAAAATGTACGATCTGTAGCTCCAAAATCTGCAAGTAATTCAATAAATCTTTCAGCAGCAATCTCTGCTTGTTTCTTATCAATATAATCTGCAAACATTAACCATACATCAGCAATTTGTGTTTCATTCAACATTTTCGTCCTCCGTAACGTAGTCGTTGATATCATCTGCATCATCAAGTACATCTAATAACACAGGTTCGTCGGTAAATTCAGCCATTGCTCTTTCAAGAGCACCGTTAGCATTACTTTCCCACTCCTTACGATATTGTTTAATTTCAGTACCGTCGGTAGCCACGTATTTAAGTCTATTACCATCTTTTTTCAAAATGTTCTTTTTTTCAAATAAGTCAACTAAACCACTAAAAGGATTCATACCGGTTGTATATGGGATTTTAATTTGCAAAGTCTCAAATGGTTTAGCATAACGTGTTTTCATAATCTTACAAGAGGCGCGAATGCCATTTACTTCACTAACTTTGTTACCGTCTTCGTCTTCTTTTAGTTTAAGTTTTTTCATTGCTACTACGATACTTGATGCATAAACAAATCCTTGACCACCTGATATTTTATCATCTGGATCAAACATATCTTGACTTGCATACGTATGATTAGTACACACTAATCCAACGTTGTGACTACCAAACATGTTAACGCAATTACGAACAAGTGCAGTAAGTGCTTTAGGTTTACGACCCATATCACCTTTTAAATCGCCTGCTTCAAATTGATTAATATCAGTCGGAGTTAGTAACATACCTAACGAATCTACTACAAACAATACTTTTGGTTTGTCTTCCATTGCTTTATATTCTTTCATAAACTCACTAATAGTTTTAGCTACATCATCAATCATAGCCATATTAAGTTTAAGAAGTTTTTCTTCAGTAGTATCTACACCTAATGCGTGTAGCCATGATTCGTCAAGTGCGTTTTCTGAATCAATTAGTACTACGTATATTCCTTGTTCTTGTGCATTTTTAACAATGTTACCTGAACAAATATAACTTTTGCCTGCACCTGACTCGCCTGCAAACACAGTTACTTTACCTAGTGGAATGCCTTTGTGGAAGTCTGAACTAATAAGGTAATTAAGTGCATAATTACCTGTACCGACCCAATCAGTAGGATCATTAAAGCCTACGCCTAGGCCGTCAATACTTTTTGTTAGAGTTTTTCGAAATTTTGTTAAATCAAAGGGTTTTGTTGCCATGGTTATACTCCTAATAATGTAACGTAGCAAGACCCCTTGCTACGTTAATCACTGTTGTGTTAAGCGCCGCGATTTCTAATTTTTGCTAAGATATCAGCTGCTCTTGAATCACTTGCAGGTGCTGATTCAGCTACTGCAGGCTGTGGAGTATAGGTAGTAGCAGGTTCATCCCAAGGCATAGCTTCTTCGGGTGTATGTACTACAGGTGCTACTGGTGCAATAACCGGAGCTACTGTAGCAGTTGCAGATGATGTAGATTCGTCTGCTGAAATACCATATGGTCTAAAGTATTTGCCCCAACGTTCAACGTCATATGCTTCACCGTTTACTGATGCTTCAAACATTTCCATCATAACTTTAAGTTCAACTTCGTTTGGTTTTTTAGGTAAGTATTCTGATAAGTCAGGTAACCCAAATTTATCAATTGCTGCACGTTCTTCTTCACCAAGCGGACGTGTACGTCTGCTCCAAGTAGAAGTAGAGTAATCTGCATAACCACCTTTAGAACCAACTTTTAAACGGAAATCAAAACCGTTTACATAGTCTGTAGGTAATTCTGTAAATTCATCATCAAGCAATGCTGCATGGATTAATTTATAAATTTGTGGTCCAATAACAAATCTTCGAATTGGATTTTCTGGTTTTTCTTTTTCGTCTAAGCCATCTTCAGGAACAAAGCCGTGGAAGATATATGACTTCTTTTTCCAGTATTTACGGCCCATTTCTTCTAATGAAGGATCTTTAAACCAAGGACGCACTTCTGAAAGAATTGGACATACTGCACCGTCGTTGTACATTTCAACGCATGGAACATTTACTACTACTGGTTTGCTATCTGTGCGACCTTTGATACCTGCAAAAGGTAATTTGATTACAGAACGTTCAGCCCAGAAAAAAGTATTGTTTGGGTTGCCGTCTGGTAAGAATCTAAAAACTGCTTCACCGCCATTTTTAATAGTCCAGAAAGGATAAATTGATTTATCACCACCTGTGTTGCTATCTGTGCTACGTGTTTCTGCCGCTTTTAATTTTGCTCTGATTTCTGCTAGTGTTGCCATTGTAATTTCCTATTGTGTTTTGAGTTAACACACAGAAATAAATCTGTGTGTTATAAGCCTATTGTGTTTTTTAATGTTTTATACGTTAATATATAATGCATTACTATTAAAGTATGTGCTTATTATATACTCTATTATTTATATGAGCAAGTGAAATCTTTCACTTTTTCAAATTATTTTACCAGTTAACTAATTGAACAATTCTAGCTAAATCTTGATCTTCTTTATAAACAATAGTATTACCTTGTTTTGATAATTCGCTATCTTTTACTGGATCACCTGTGCTTTGCATTTGACCACCAACTGGCGCTTTGTTTGCTGCAGATGCGGCCGGATGTGTTGCTGCATAATCTTTTTGTCCAGCAGCCATATCAAAGGCATGGCGTTGATCAGAGGTCATATTCATAACTTGGTTAGCTTGTGCGAGTCTTTCATCACGATCAGCGTCACCAGATGAAACAGACCCATTTGGCATTACTTGTCCAGCAACTGGTGCTGCACCTGCTACTGGTTTAGCTGCTGTTCCTTGTTGTGCAGTATGTTGTCTATTAGCAACTGGTTTAAATCCTGCAGGTGGTTGAACACCTTGCTTTTGTAATGCAGCCATAGTGTTAGCACCGATCATACCATCAGCTTTTAACCCATTTGCTTTCTGGAATGCTCTAATTTCTGGATCAGTAGTTGGCCATTTTCCGCCAGTTTGTGTACCTTGGTTAGCTCCGACTTTTTGTTGACCTTGTGTATCACCGCCGCCCATAGCACCTTTAACTGCTCCGCCGATAAAATTGCCTGCAACTCCGGCTGCATTACCGACAGTTTTTGCCATGTTTGCTGCAGTTTGACCTACGCCTTGGCCAAGTTCACTTGCGTGATCTACAGCATAACTAAGATTGTCACCTACACGTTTTGCAAAGTTTACTGCAGGGTCGTAAAAATGTCCTTCAGGTTGTTTAGAATCTCTTGCAGTTTGATCAGCTTGTTGTTGTTGCTGTTGCACTTGCTGATGCGCCGGTGATGTATTAGGTACTGCAGCTGCTACTTGGGTAGATAAGTTAGACGGCGTAGTTTGCCCTTGTGCTACAGGTGCTTGTGATTGAAACTGCGGTGTAACTGCATCTGATCCTGCCGGTGCTGCAGGTGCTTTTTCTGCTGGTGCAGGTTTAACGTTGTATCCAGGATTTCCCGGTGTTTGTCTATTAGGTGTTTGACTAGGTAACCCGCCGACTGGAGTTTGGCTACCATCACCTACAGCTTCATAAAATGCCATCTTTTCTCTTAATTGGTTAACTCTGTATAACAGTGCGTTTTCTGTAATTTTTTTCATTTTATCTCCATTGCGCAATTTGCAATATTCTATGTAGTTCGGTTGGTTCGGTTGATTCATTTAATTCTGGCATACGATCAAAATCACCTTGCGGATTATCAAAAGGTTCTGGCAGAGCAATAGATTGATCCATGTCTGCTTTCAATTCGTCATATCCAGTAATACGATCATCTCTTTCAGCACTTTGACGTTCCCAATCAAGTGCTTGAGTAGTTTCATCATCTAAAATACCGTTAGTTTTAACTGGATAGCCTTTTGCTCTCAATTCATATTGTTGTTTTTGAACAGCAGGGTCAAATTTAACGTTAGCTGAAGCAGGTTGACCTGCAGGATGTGGAGGTGCATCAACGCCATCCATCATCTCTCTTAAAGATTTAACGGAATTTATTGAATCGATTTTTAAAATTTGTTTCATGATTATTCCTCATTGTTTTACGCATTTTTTGTTTGTCAATACTATCAAAACGTCTACCACCAAATCCTTCCATGTCTATTTGATCAGTATCTAAATTTTGATGACTTACTCCTGCTAATCGTAAAACATCATTTTGTTCTCTAGCATCTTCGCTTGGATCTAGCTGATCAACTTTTTGTAAAATTTCCTTAACATCTTCTTCTGACGCATTACTATATTCTCCGTCTTTGAATCGTTTAATAATCTTATTCTTAACCTGTTGTCCGCCAATAGTAAAGTTACGTTCTTCTTTATTCCAAAATCCTTCAATTGAATTTAAAATCTGTTCTTTACCGGAAATATTTTCTTCGTCTGGTGCACTACCATCGTCGTCCTCCATTTCACATTCGCCAAAACCGGCTTCGCACGGAGTTAATCCACTTTCTCTAAGTGCATCGCGAATAGTCATACCTTCTGCAAACATTGTTTCTAATGTAGCGCCAGCAGCCTTTGCTTTAATAAACTTAGCTTTAATTTTGGATTTTTTATGATTAATACCTTCTGCTACTGGAGGTGCAGGAGGTTCTGTACCTGGCGCTGGAGGAACTTCACCTTCCGGAGCAGGGGCGCCTTCTGGAGGAACTTCACCTTCTGGAGGAACTTCACCTTCCGGAGGCATACCACCTAAGTCTGGAGGCATTCCGCCGCCCATTCCGCCGCCCATTCCGCCGCCCATTCCGCCACCTAAGTCTGGAGGAGCTTCGCCGCCTGGTGCAGGTGCGCTGCTAGGTGCAGTTGCACCATCAGCTGCAGGTGCTAAATCTTGTCCGCCTACTTCGCCGTCGCCAAATTTTAATTGGATGGCAATACTCGGATCAACTTGTGTTACGTATTGTTGAATTAACGGACGTACATCTAAATCAGGATCAATATCTTTTAATGAATCTAAAAATTCAGTATCGTCAATTAACCCAGATAAGCTATCAATAGCATTAATACCATCTGGTCCGCCACGTAATTCTTTTTCTAAAATTTTATTTAATTTGTCAATAGCAACTTTTTGTGCATCTTTATTTGGACTAAACAATTCATCTTTATCTTCAAGCATAATGCGATTAATAAACGATTCAAAGGCAATCTCCGGATCAAAGGTTTCTGTCTTATGGCTTTTATACCCTTTGTTTTTCATTGAGTGTGCTAATGCCCAAGGATTATCTATTTCCTTGTGTTTCTTCATTGCTTTAACAGTACCTTCCCAACCTTTAGGTGCTTTTTCATCTAAGAAGTAATCTGACGATAATTCACACACTGGTAATTCGCTTTCGTCTATAATATTATACAAGAACGGAAATACTGTTTTCATTTCTTCATTAAATGTGCGCACTGTCAATCGATCAATCCAGTCATTCATTATAGTTTCTGGAATTGCACGATCTTCTTTTGCAGTAAATGATTCTGCAAATTGTTGATAATATGCAGGACGTTGTAAGCTAATGATTTCTTTTTTAACTGATTCAATGCGTTCAATTACACGAGATGTAACATCTCCCATTGCTTCTGATATCTGTGACTGACGACTAACGTAGCCTTTAAATTTACGCAAACTTGCTAATTCTTCACTAAGTTTAGTAATGTGTTTACCAATGTCATCGTACGGAATTCCACCGTGTTTAATATGTTCTGCTAATGCACGAGCGCCGGGTAAATGTTTATAAGGGTATTTAAATCTTTCGCCTTCTGCATTTTCAATGTATATACACTCAATATGCATAGTGCGTCCTGCGGCTAACTCCGGATTAATAGGTTGAGTATGTTTAACTATTAAACGAGCCTCACCTAAGTCTTGGTAACTTATTCTAGAAGTACCAAACATTTTACTTTCCATCATTGTTTGTTCCTTGGGTTTTGCTTGAAACTGATAGTCTCGTTTGTCTAAATTACTCTTTCCAATGTTTTGAACATCAAAATTTAATAAGCGATTTTTAGCAAATTTTCTAAATGATCTTATAAATTTGTATGCGCTGCGGTTTGTAGTATTTGAATCATCATCTACTAAATCTCCACTAACTTGCAACACAACTCCGTCATCTTTATCTAAAGTAATAGTAATAGTTCCAAGTGGTTCGCCGTCTTCTGTATATTCAAACTCAAAAAATCGAGCTCTTGGGATGTCAACTTTTTTACTTAATACTTCTGCGTTTTCGTCACCCATTTTAATATCTGAGAAACGTGTTTCTATTTTACCATAAAGGTCTAAAGCGATTTTATCTAAATTATTGTCCATGTTTATATTTATCACATATTAGAGGAAACAAATATTGGTAGAGGTGCTTCCCAGTCCTCAATTCGATCTTCAATCCGCATTTTTTCAAACACTAACGGATCCCATTCTGCTAGTATATCAATCATTCTTACTATTAGTAATAATGCTGCTACTAAATCATCATGCTGGCCCGGTTTACCTTTAAAACTAATGCCATGTGCAATAAAAGATTTTAATTCAGTTATTAATGGTTTACTATTAATAACCATTTTATCTTCTTCAACAAAATATTTTAATTTTGAACATGCAGCTATTTTATTATTAAAAGTTGTGTTAAATCCTTTGCGAAACTTACGAACATGCCCCTTTCTGCCCGGTTCACTTACAAATAATCCCGGAAATGTTTCTTCTCCTAAATTGTCAATTACTACTAATGCGCTCTCACCTACTGTATTATTTTCTACTGACCAATATATTGAATTATACTGATCTGATCCAATTTCATCTTGTATATATAATAATATATCTCTAAATAACTTTACCTGTCCTTGTATAGGAGTAATGTTATGATGCCATTCTGCAACTTGCACCATTGATGGTAATTCAAATACTGATATTGCCGAATAGTCCCCACCTGTTCCTAAACTAGGATCTAGTGCAATTAAATATAAATTACCTGCAGTAGGTGCTTTATACCATCGCACTTGCCCCATTTTCATTAGTGGTTCTTTACCGTATAACTCTACTAATTTTAAACTGTTAATAAGAGTTTCGTCGTATACTAAAAATTCGCAATTTTTGATTAGAACGTTATTTGCATAATACCTGTGATTCTTTTCAACATTAAACAGATCGTATACCGGTTCTTCATCTAACAGCCACTTAACAGACACGACATTATCAAGTTTGCCATTAACTAAAATTTTTTGTTTAGGCAATAATAATCTACCTTCTATTGGTTTAAACCCATTAAGAAAATATTTATGATCAGGAGTGCTTTTAAGTGAATGACGTTGTGTAGTTACATGAAGTATCTTTTTAACACCTTTAACTAAGATTCCGTCAAACTTGCTCCAGCCGGTGT